CTGATCCTCTTGCCACTCTTCATCCGTGAACTGCGCTCGGGTACCCAGGCGCGTTTCTTCGGTACTGTACATTTCACTCATGCTGTCTTCGCTGCTCTGTCCGCGACCCGCTGCACCCGGCACGTTCATCGCCTTGTTCGGTCCCGTTGACTCCGTCAGGTTCCCGGCCCAGCCAGTAGACCGCAGCCCGACACCTGATTTGCGCTCGCGCAGCATACCACCGATAGGTGGTCCACCGGAGCCCAACTTAGTCATCCACTGCGATAGAGCATTCGGTCCCCAGTTCCCATTCTTATCCCGCACAGGAGAGAACGCTTGTCCCGGGAACTGGTAGCCTCCCATCAACACTAGAGCGAGGTTCACGTCACCGGCCTGCTTCTTGATGTTACCCAGGTGGTCATACGGAGCCTGACTCGCGCTGAGCCTTGGGCTAGCCATCGTCATTGGGCCAGCCGCAATACCCCGTTGTTCTGGGGTAAGGTTGACGTAACCACCGACGTTGACAATGCCTGATCTAGCCGCTGCATTGGTGTACTGGTTGCCGGCTTTGTACGCGTAGTTGTAACCAGCCGTCGGAGCGTAGTAAGCATTGTTTGCCCACCACGACTGCATATACGACTTGGCGTGGAAGTCACTGGCTGTTACGCCTTCACCCGGCCTAGCCACGAGTCTTCACCTGTACTCTTTCGCCTAGGCGGTACGGCTTCTTCTTGCGCGCACTGCCTCGGGCTTGCGATTCCTGTCGGTTCTGCTCTTTACGTCTACCGGGGGACATGCTGTCCAGCAGCCCCTGGGCTTCTTCCTTATTGCCAGAGCGGCGATCACGGAGAATAGCATATGCTTGGCCTACACTATTCACTGCTGTTGACCTCCACCTTGGGGACCACCGGGACCACCCCCTTGCATCGCCATCTGTTGAGCCATCATCTGCTGCTGCCTCACCTCAACCTGACCCTTGTAGAGGTCGATCAATGTCAGGAGCATCATCTGCTGCTGCTCGTTCAGGTTGTGGAAGCCATCCGACTTCATTTCATCAACCAGCATACCGAAGAAGATGAACGGGTCGTCTTCCGGCATGGGAACGATCATGTTGTACGCTTCCTGCCTGATCCAGGCCATGATCCGCTTCACGCGGGCCACGTCCGTACCCTGCGGTACGAGCGTGTCTTCATAGCCAATCTCTCCCAGCACCTTAGCCTTAAGCGCAGGCTCCATGTTCGCCAAGCCTCCGCTGTATTGGATCAGTTCGATTGCCTTGGCTTGTTTCGCTTCCTTACTGGATAGCGCCATCGAGGCCGTGTCGATCTTCACCATTACGTTGTCGCTAAGGTCCGAGCCACTAAAGCTACGGATAGCAAGCGTTGATACCTGTCCACGTGCAAGAACCCGGAGTCTTTCAGCATACCTGTCGTCGTCCCTAATATGCTTGATGACTTCCTGAAGGATGATCGAGCCCTCCCTTTGTAGGGATTCATCCCACGACTGCAAGATAGAAGATCGGCCAGCTAGAGCCTGCTTGCGTAGAATGTCAATCATCGCCGCTGAGTTGACGCCAGTGGGCCGCTGGCCCCTCAGGATTTCCTCAGTTCCTGCAATCGCCTCCATCTCCGAGATCTGTTGCTGTCGCTCTTCCATAGCAGCAGCCGGGTACGGGGGCGGATAAATCGGTTCCGGTGCAGCGCCCGCAGTCCTACGCGGGTCATACTCCCAGATCTGTCCAGGGCGACCGAGCCACTGATCCTCAATCGGCTGAGCCCCTTTCGGGATAACCCAGGCTGACATCGGTACGGTACGTCGCCACATAATCATCGTCGTGTCGATAGCATTCACTCGCTTCAGCTTCGGCAGCAGCTTCGCCACCAAGGAGCGACCGTGGATGTTACCGGCCATTGCTTCCCAACGGAAGCGTACATAAGGATGCCACCGGTCAGGCCATCGAGGGTCATACGCCCTCGCTCCTCTCTTCTTAGGAGAGTCGTAGATTACCTGATCGCCTACGGTCATAATCGTCCTACCACGGGGCCACTTGGTATTTGGCTTCCGATCAAAGACCCTGACTGTTACGAAGTCTTCCCAGGTCTCAGGCGTTCCCACGTACAGCGAAGGGCCAGGGCCCTCTACTATGTCCGCGAGTCGTTCCCACCACCAGATCGGGAGGTTCCGTACATTCGTTGTACCAGCCTTTTCAAGAGCTTCCAGATCCCAACCGTCCTTCTTCTTCAGCTTCAGCCCGGGACGATGCTCGTACTTGTCTCGCAGCATGTCCTTGCTGGTATAGAACTCACGCATGATCCAGCCCATGTCCTCACCGTCCCACCAATGAACCGTGGGGAGATGCATCTCAAAGGGGCTGATGATCTTCGCTGTGATGTCTCCATACTCTACCTGATCCGTGTAGATGGGTCTACCGTTCTCATCATGTAGAGGTACATCTCTTGGTACTGGTATCGAGATGCCACCTGCACCGACTCCAGGCATCATCGACTGCTCTGCCTTCTCTGTCTCCGGAACCGTCACCCTTCGGACAACGGTAGGATCGTAGATGACCTCCATCCAGCAAACACCGCAGTGGAGGATGATGCGCGCAATCTCCCTGTGCTTCTCTGGCAAGTCCAGGGCTTCCCACATGTATTCCATGGTCAGCTCTGATAGCTTGGCTGCGTCCTCGTCTTCTGCCCTGCCTGACTTCGCCTCGATCCGGGGCATCGGCTTGTTCTCGGTCAGCATGGCAATGTTTGTTTCAATGTATCTACCGAGCAAATCATTGACCGGCTTGGGAATGTTGTCCGCTGCATCTTGCACAATCGACTGTTGGCCTTGTGTGTCCCTCGACAACCGGGAGATCAGGATGTCATCCACATACTGCCTACCAATGGAGAAGAGAAAGTTCTCAACCCATTGGACTGCTCGTACCCAGTGTCGGCTATTCCGATTGGTATTCACCTCATCGGCATAGGTCGTGATAGCCCCACCCAGCTTCTTATCCCCATTGGGGATCTCATCTATCTGGTGAAGGCGACCCCTCTTCCAATTACTGGTCGCGTCTGATTTGCCGTCTGCTTGTCCCATTAGCTTTCATCGTTCCCGTGTAGGCTAGGGGAAACCGTGGAATGATCTCTCACGATACCCGTTGTGATCAAATCATCAATGTCATTTCCATCTCTAAACAGCGAACCTTCCATGCCATTCAGGTACTTGGTTGTGACTTCCTGATGGATGCGGTTCCGCTCGATAGTCTCAGGAGAGGGGCCCGTGACAGGTCCCTCTCTCTCAAGCTGTTGATCGCGGTATGCATCAGGTGCCCTGACCGAGATCAGGGAATCCTGTAGCTTACTAATCTGCTCGTGCAACCCAGCCTTGTCGACCTGGGTTGCTCGGATCTGCTCCTCTAAGGCCTCAATACGACCCTTACAGAATGCAAGCTCCCTCTCCAGCTCTGCTTTTGCGCCCATCAATCATCCCGCTCCCAAGGGCGATCCTCATGAATCCCTGTGAAGATCTCCCCATCATCACCGTAGCCTTCACGGTTCTTCATCGGGCTCCCACCACCCTGACGTGCCTCTAGAAGCTCTCTAGACAGGTTCTTGTGGGTCGTCGGATCTTTCATCGCCCCACTGATCGCTGCCTTCATCTTCTCCCGCGCCTTCTTGTCAGAGTCTTCTGCCTTCTCTTGCTTGCGCTGCCACTTATTGATCGTAGCCGATCCATCAGACATAGTTGTCTCCTTATAGGTCTCTCCTTAATTATAGGAACTTTCTCAATGATTTGCACGCGTTACTGCGGGCCTTGCTCCTCGCTTGCCGCTTGAAGCGCCTGCTGGATCTTGATCAAAAGCTGGGCGTGAGCCAAGCTCTGGTCACCAGTGAGCGTGCACTTGCTGAGAAAGAATGCCAGTTGCTGTAGTTCCTGTAGTGTAAGTTCCATCTATTCACCCTCCAATCGTTCTAGTTCTTCTGTGAGTAGAGCGATCCTTCGCTCTTTCTCTGCTGCGTCCTCTGCTTCCACTTCGGTTTTAACATCCGAAAGATTCGGCAGTGGATTCTCAAGTAGCCATCGGATCACCGCTGTGGGGTTTCCCATCGCTATCTCATCTTCTTTCATCTTCTTGCCAAGATACTTGAGTACCAGTTGAAACTGATCATCTGTTAGCTTTGCCATGTTACTCTCCCTTATTCGTCCAGTTTAGCTAATTCTGCTTCGAGGTGTGCTCGACGCACCTCCTTGTCTTCTTCTTCCCAAGCAGTTACTTGCGCTTGATACTCTGCCTTGGAGGGCAGAGGGTTCTCTATCATCCATCGGACGACTCCTCCGATGTCATCGATATCAGTGTTGTCTTCCTGCATCTTCCTGGCTACGTAGTTCAGAGCCTTTTGCATCTGTTCTTCTGTAAGTGCCATGTCACCCTCCTATTTAATCGTTAGTGAGCTGCCTTTGAGGCGCAGCGCAGATCCTTTGATCTTTAGAGCGTTGTCAACACCGTTAGCTACTACTGTGATGAACGCCTGTTCGTCGTAACTTCCCCCGAAGCTTGCATCATCGGCGTAGACTCTGATTTGTATTGAGTCTCCTATTGATACAAAGCCTTCTCGTAATACCAAGCACCACTCAAACTCTGCCTGAGAATCGCCGTTCCCTTGGCCAGCATCCCCAACCCAGTCGGACTCAGCACTATCACTACCGAGGGTTCTTTCGACGATTCCGTTATTATCGGTATGCTCTACAGGATCGGTCCCGCCTAGTAATGGGGTTGTGTCTGATTCCGCCGTGTATCCTACTACATCTGACAATACAGCGTGCATGATAGGGTCTGATTGAAATGCCTCATCAGAGTTGTCTAAGTATGTCCAAGCACCCTCGTTAAGAGAGTAGTATAGACCCATGTAAGGATCAACCGAAACGAATTGTTCTGCCAAGCTTACAAGAAACCGGAGCCGGAACTTGGTGTCACCGGCAGCGAGGTTTACACTGGTGTTTAGCGCAGCCTTCCACCCGGTGTCATCGTTGTTATCCCCTTCATCATTTCTGAACCTGAAGGCGTACTGACTAAAGAAAGCCATTATGTAGTTCTCCATGCTATTTCCATTTGTAGACAAGGGTCTGTAACTGTTGAGCCTGTGTCGGCTGCTTTGGTCAGTATGCTTATCCACTTCGCAACGTCAACATCGATATCAACATCATCAACAGCGAGAGAAGATCGGACCTGTATAGGAAGCTGCCATGTGGTTCCTGTCGCTCCTGGCTGAGCACCCGTGTTGCCTACCCTCAACTCAGAATCAAACACCGCAGCCGCAACGTTCTCTGCCATCACTACAACGGAAACAATAGTACAATCTCTAATTGTCTCAAACGCTGTACCGCCGTTACCAGTAGTGACAGTTCCTTGAAAAGACAACCAAGCGTTGGTGGTAAACCCACCGTTTCTTCCGAAGTATATCATTGTTCTATCAACACTCAAGTACTTCTCACGGACAATATCGTAGCTATACATGATTCCGTCAACGATCTTGACGAGGCTCTCATTCAATGTTAGCGAGTCGTTTGCGACGAGCGTGTCAGCGTCCAACTCACCGGTGATGGTGAAGTCGCCGGTGTGTTGACTCGCGGCTCCACCGGTGTGGTTGATGAACTTCTTGGTAGCACCGGCTGTAATGAGTGATTGTATTCCGTTGATGGTAACAGCGCTAGTTTCATCCCACATCTGGATGTAATCTCTTTCAGTGAGCGTATTCGTTCCACCGGTACTCATGATAGAGTCATACATTCTGATGTCTACATATTCATCGATAACGCAGCTGCCTCCCGCGGCTGAAGTCAGGCGGACATAAGAGTCATACCCAATGTAGAGTTCTGCGGAAAGGTTTCCACTCGCTCCGCTGGAGACAAACTTAGTGTTAGACCAAAAGTTTCTAGGCGGAAACACGAAGACAGGAGGAAAGAGGCTCTTAGTAGGTATTGTAGCTGTTACGTTTGTAGCTATAAATTCAGGCTGGGCAGCAAATAAGATAGGAGCTATTAACTCTGCGTCTTCGGTGATAGTAGTGAATTTAGTACTAGCTCCAAAGAGAACGAAAGTACTAATCGTGAATCCCAGACTCTGGGAGATCCATTCGGACTGGTCCAAGACACTATAACCTTGA